GAACCAATTATTAAAACAGTAACGGAGTATAAAACTCTTGAAATATACCAACCTCCGTTGCCAAAAGCAATCGATCTGCAAGACGTAGAGTTTTTTGTACTTACCGAAAAGAATTTTGAAGAACAAGTAAAAAAGCTTGAAAAAATGCAGGGAGGCACCTATGTTGTTTTTGGGATTACACCCCAAGACTACGAAAATATGGCATATAACCTACAAGAGCTAAAACGGTACATAGGGCAGCAAAAAGAAATTATTATTTACTATCGTCAAGCAACACAAGGCGATGAAAACACAAACTCTGAAGATTGGATTGAGCGAAATGAAGAAGTTCTTGAAGATCAAAAACAGGACTAAATTATGGCTGTTCAAATTAGTCGAGCAGATGTATCTTCCGGAGAGATACTAGATTTACAATCTGAGACACGCTTCTTAAAGTTGCCCACAGATCCTTACCTGAATCTGTTAGGCGTTACACCATTACCCTCCCAGGTAGCAATTATAAATGCGATTAATAATCCAAAATATCGCTTTGTATGTGCAGCAGTATCACGCAGACAAGGCAAAACATATATCGCAAACATAATTGGGCAGCTAGTATCTTTAGTTCCCAATTCCAACATTCTAATCATGTCCCCCAATTACTCGCTGTCTCAGATTTCTTTTGATTTGCAAAGAAATCTTATTAAACACTTTGATCTTGAAGTAGCAAAAGATAATGCTAAAGATAAAGTAATTGAGTTGAGTAATGGATCCACAGTTCGTATGGGTTCCGTGAACCAAGTTGATTCCTGTGTAGGTCGTAGCTACGATCTTATTATATTTGACGAGGCGGCGTTGGCAGACGGCAAAGATGCCTTTAACGTAGCACTTCGTCCTACTTTGGATAAAGATAACTCAAAAGCTATTTTTATTTCGACCCCTCGGGGCAGGAACAACTGGTTCGCAGAATTCTTCGATAGAGGCTTTAATGATGAATTTCCAGAGTGGTGCTCAATACGAGCGACTTATAAAGATAATCCTCGCATGTCTGAGTTGGATATACAGGAAGCTAAAAAATCGATGTCCGATGCAGAATTTAGGCAAGAGTATGAAGCGGACTTTAACACTTACGAAGGTCAAATATGGAACTTTAATCACGAAGTGTGTATCGCTAATAATGAAGAGCTTGATACTCGCCGCATGGATGTTTTTGCTGGTCTCGACGTTGGCTATCGTGACCCTACGGCTTTCTGTGTAATTGCTTATGACTGGGATGAAGAGTTGTACTATGTACTAGATGAGTACCTAGATGCTGAGAAGACCACCGAGCAGCATGCCGGTGTAATTCAAGAAATGATTGACAAATGGGATATCGACTACATTTATATAGATTCCGCAGCACAGCAAACTCGATTTGACTTCGCACAAAACTACGATATTAGTACTGTAAATGCAAAGAAATCAGTATTAGATGGAATCGCACAAGTTGCTGGAATAGTTGATAACGATAAGCTTATGGTCGATCAGCGATGCGGTGAAGTATTATCTTGCCTTGATCAGTACCAATGGGACCCTAATCCAAATTTGGCAAAAGAAAAACCGAAACATAATAGAGCATCGCATATGGCAGATGCTTTACGATACGCACTATATTCATTTGAAACAAGTCAGAGTGGGTTCTAAAGAGACCTACAAAAAATAGTGTTTGACAATTTATCTTACAAGGGCTATAATTCAAAATGAAAAAGCTAAAAAGAGATCCGGTAAAATATATTCGAGATCGAGCTAAATCAAAATACGAAAAAGGTACAGAGTGTCACATCTGTGGCGCTGAAACCGAACTCGACTTTCATCACTTTTACACTCTAGCGCCTCTACTAAGAGAGTGGCTGAAAGAAAAACAAAAAGAAAGGCCTTCACATTACACAGACGAATACATTGTGATTTGGAGAGACGAGTTTATAGAAGATAAATGGGCGGAGCTGTACGAGCACACAGTCACGCTTTGCCATAAACATCATTTGGAGCTGCACAGATTATACGGCAGAAATCCAGCCCTGGTAACGGCAACAAAGCAGATGCGCTGGGTAGAGATTCAAAGAGACAAACATGGCATGGTATGATAGACTTATTGGAAGGACGCCCGAGGTTGAAGAAAAGCTCAACCCTGCGCAACAGTACTATGACAATAAGATAGAGCCAACTCGCGAGTTTACAACTAGCTATGAAAGAGCATATGAGCAGCTAGAAATCGTAAACCGAGGCGTCAATATGATTGTAGACGACGCTTCTGAAATACCTATTACTGTATCTGCTCCTGTACAAGGAATGCAAAGCGTAGTAAAAGGAATTAAGCGATCACGAGTTGAACTTCTTTTAAACAGAGAGCCAAACCCTTTTCAAGATATTAGTACTTTCCGTCGAAACTTAATTACAGACTTTTTACTTGACGGAAACATATTTATTTACTTTGACGGAGCACATCTTTACCACCTGCCCGCAAATAAAATGATAATACATTCGAGTGATACTACCTACGTTGAGAAGTACACTTTTAACGAAATCATCAACTACAGCCCCAGCGAAATTATCCATATTAAAGACAACTCCTTTTACTCTATCTATCGAGGAGTTTCAAGATTAAAGCCAGCTCTTCGTACTATGAATCTTATGAAGAGCATGAGAGACTTTCAGGATAACTTCTTTAAAAACGGAGCAGTACCAGGTTTAGTACTAAAGTCACCGAATACTTTATCAGAAAAAATTAAAGAGCGCATGATTCAATCATGGACTGCTCGTTACCGCCCAGATGCAGGAGGCCGAAGACCTCTTATTCTAGACGGCGGTATTGAAATTGACAAAGTTTCTAATATCAACTTTAAAGAGTTAGATTTTCAAACAGCAATTTCAGATAACGAAAAAATTATTTTAAAAGCTCTTGGTATTCCACCAATCATGCTTGACTCAGGAAACAATGCAAATCTGAGACCAAATATGAGAATGTACTACCTTGAGACTATTCTTCCCATTGTGCGAAAAATCAACTTTGCCATGGAAAGATACTTCGGATTTAAACTTGCAGAAGATATCACAGATATTCCTGCTTTACAGCCAGAACTACGAGACCAAGCACAATACTACTCAGCTCTTGTAAACACTGGCATCATCTCTCCAAACGAAGCGAGAGACGCTCTCGGGTTTGAAGGCTTAGAAGGGTATGACGAACTGCGAGTACCTGCAAATATTGCAGGCAGCGCCGCAAACCCTGATGAAGGTGGACGACCCACCGAGACGGAGGAAGATTAATGGGATTAAGATCAAAAAGAAGTGTTAGACAGCTTGCAGCAAAACATTTTAAAGAGTTTGAGCTGCCTATAGATATTACACATAAATCATATGTTAGTATTGTAGGGCCAAAGGAAGCTGTTTCAGGTATTTCTGTAAAACGCAGCTACAAGCAGTGGAAGTACCTACTTGCAGCATTACGAAAGTACAATCCAGAGCTTGTAGAAAAACCTGCTCCCGCACCAAAGCCCGCAGCGGCACCTAAAGCTGCTCCAGCTAAGTCTGCTCCGGCTCCTAAGCCGAAAGCAGCCTCTGTTAAGAAGGAGTCATAATGGAAAAGATTTTTAACTTAACATCCACGTTTAAAGCACTCGATGAAGATGATGGCGGTGTACACATCTGTGGAATGGCTAGTACAGCAGACTTTGATCGAGCCGGCGATACAATTGATGCTGCTGCTTGGACAAAGGGTGGACTCAATAACTTCGAAAAGAATCCTATTATTCTTTTCAATCATAATTACGACAAGCCAATCGGACGTGCGACAGGACTTAAAGTCACTGATAACGGTCTCGAACTAAAGGCTAAAATTTCTAAATCTGCGCCCGATCATGTGGCACAGCTTGTTAAAGAAGGCATTCTTGGAGCTTTTTCTGTTGGTTTCCGAGTCAAGGATGCTGATTACCTAGAGGAAACTGACGGATTAAAGATTAAGGATGCTGAGTTGTTTGAAGTATCAGTTGTATCGGTACCTTGCAATCAAGCAGCAACTTTCTCTCTGGCGAAATCTTTTGACTCAATGGATGAGTACGAAGAATTCAAAAAAACTTTCAAAAATAGTGTAGATCTAGCCGGTCAGTCTCTGGCTAAAGATGAAGATTCATTTGAAGCTAGTGATAC